CGACAACTTTTTTGAGAAAAATGGACAACATAATTGAGAAAAATTAGAAGTAATTCTAAGGGGCATTACTGGGCCAGAGCAAAGGACTGCTCTGGCCTATTAACATTAGAAGACATAGTGCCGAGTCGGGTTCTTTGCAAAATTCCATTAATGTCGGGTCACAGTAGTTGACAAACTGTAAGACTGTACGTTGAACTCGTGCTGGATGTATACCCTGTGATCACGCCTGTATTGCTTGTGTAGTACAAGCATGCGGCATCTCCCATGCTTAGCGTAAAAACACCGTTGATCAGCAAGCCCATATGGAGCCAGTTTGCCCCTGCGCAGAAGATGACCAAATAGACCCCTGCAGTATCGGATACTGTATAGCTAATGGTTTTACCCGTGCCGGTTGTTTTGCCAGAGTATAGTATTTGGAGTTCAGAAATCCCTTGCAAACTAGTAGATAAAAAAGCTTCAGACATAACACTCGCCCCCAAGAGAGTAATAGCAGGGCCGCTCCTGGCCCCAAATCCAGTACTGCAGCCAGTCAGCCAGCAAGATTGCCACCAGAGACAGCGGCATCCAGAGCAGGGTAAACGGCAAACAGATTTGTCCCCACAGGTTGAAGGGCAGATGGGAATAGTCCCAAATACCCAGACCCAGCCAGACGTTGAGAACCAGTCCGGCCACAAACTCCACAGCAGTGATCATCCCGGCCCCGATCACGCACTGTAAAATCAACGGCATTTTCCACGGAATAATATTGTTTATACTGCCAAGGGACACAAACATGACTCCGCCAATCACCGCCATACTCCAGTGAGTGATCCCGCCACGAAAGATGGATTTGTAGGCTGCCTCGATTAGGTAGTAGAGTACCCCGCCATACAGGGCCAGGGTTAAGTATTTAAATATCCTGCCCAATGTACACCTCCGCATAATCCACCACAATAGCTTCCAGTTCCTCCAAAGTCTGAGCCGCTTGTATGGCTATCTCGACTTTTTGTTGATAGGCCACCAGCGGTTTGACATACTGCGAGATGGCAACAGCCAGAGCGCAGAGATTTTCGAACGTCCAGATGGTGCATATCTCCCCTTCGGCGTTCCAGGTCAGTTCGGCGGTAGGATTGAATTGCACTTCAATTTGGTATGACGCTATATTTGACATGAGGAGTGTCTGTTTTTCGGAGGTCACAGTGTACTGCTTGCCGTCCAGCCATGTCAGGGGATTGTTTGCGAGGTAGTCCGCCAAGGCAGTTTTACTGTCGGCAATCCTCTGGGCTATTCTTTCCAAGAGAATTAGAGATTCATCCTGTGGCCCTGGCTCAGGGGTGTTTGTAAGGCACAACACCTCGTCAGAGATGTAACATCGCAACCAATCCTCCGTTTGAGTTCTGTAGATTTCAAAAGGTTCAGGGGTGTCCTTGCCGGGCCATGTGATATCATCCGCAACAACAATTATCCCGGTCGGCTTTTTGGGAAAATCTATATCTCCCAACGGAATATGGATCGATGTGCCCCCAATAACCAGCTTGCCAGAAATATCATATTTTACATTATCAAGTAAAAGATACATTCGCTTTCCTCCCTACCTTACACAAAGTATTTGAATCGGAATAGCCGTGGTCGGCTTTTCTCCGTAAGCGTACACCGTGATTGAATTGGCAGCAGTGGTAATCCTCGAAACCAAAGCCCAGTTTTTCAATAAGGTTTGATTGGTTGCTACAGTAAATGTCTGAACCACGCCTATAATGGGTGTATCCGTTGCTAGTACTCCCGAAACCGTGATTGTCTGAGAATATCCCGTAGTTGCTGTTGTCCAAGACGTTGTTATCGTGGCAGTGTAGAGCGCTCTTTTGGCTGCTAGATCATCTGTGTAAGTTTTTGCAGATGTCAACGCTGCGGATGCGCTTCCCGTTGGATCTGCTCCCACATCCGTAGCAGACAGCGTAATATTCGCGGCCAGCGCCTTGCCATTGATTGTGCGGGTGGTTGGTACCTTTGCATTGAATAACGTGCTGTGGGCCGCGCTATCCGTTTTGTGGGTGTCCAGCGCAGTCTGTACTGCCGCCGCACTCCCCACCGTGTCGTAGTTCATACTGGGGAGTTGGCTTGCTGGCACTTTGCCGCCCATATCCAGCGTGGCCACGCCGCCAGCAACCCCTTTTTCGCTGGGGGGGACAAATAGCCCGGTGTGGGCCGTGCCATCTGTTTTGTGGGCGTCCAGTGCGGATATTGTTTCTTTGTCCACGCTCACTAGCTTTGATTCGATTTCTGCTATTTTTTCATCATATTCATCTGCCAGCACATAAACGGGATTTTCAAACTCTGGGAAAGTAATATCTTCAAGGCTGGTGAATGCTGTTTTTAACCGCAGATAATAATCGATTTTCTGCCCATTGTCTTTATTCCCTATGTATTCTCCCGCTTCGCGGCAGTTATCATAGGCATATGTCCCCTCCTGCCCCGTTTGAGGATCACGGCACATAAGCGCATGTTCCCTGTAGTAAAACCCTTCTTCCAATTCGGAGTTCGTAACCCTTGCAATCACACTTGCTATATTTCCAGAATAGCGCTTATCCATGATGAGTACGCTCATCTTTTCCGAGATAAGTTTTGTTCTGGAGGTGAGCGAGCCATTCCCAATTACACCGTCACCCAAGGCAACTCTGGTAAACTCCACGGGCTGTCCCAGCGCCTTTGCCTTTGCTTCCACGGCGCTCCCGAAGTCGGTTAAATGTAGCCCTGTAAATGCCATAATTACACCTGCTCAATCGTAATGATTTTGTACGCCTCTGTATCGGATGCAATAAAAACATTTCCTCCAAAGGCCTGCTCATGTGCCAGGGTGATGAGATTGGTCCCAGGCTTAATTTTATTGATTTCCGCCTGAATCACATCCCGGTTATCAATCACAACGCTCCCACCGCTGATCCAAACAACGGCCTCCGCCCAGCGTTTGGTATCCGTTTTATACAATGGTTCCAAATACACAGTTTTGTAACCCATGGACTGAATCAGCGCCACGATTCCGGCAGCAGTTCCGGCCTGTGATGCGACAACTCCCTTTGCCAGCAGGCGTGAGCGGAATATCTCCCAGTCCTCACCCTCATAGCGGGACATTCCCCTATCCACACCATGGACGATCAGCATAGGGGAGCTGGCCGTGGCAACATTCAGCTCGTTTCTGACTGTGATAATAGCCTGCTTGATCTCATCGAAAATCTTGCCCATGACTTTAAAAAAGATATAGAACTGATTGATTCCCTTTTGCACTTTCTTCAGTGGTGCGAATAGGAGCGCATACATGTATTCCCCAAAGCTCTCAAAGCGCTTCATACCACATCACATCCGTTCTACAGTAATATTCAGAGCCCCCAGCAATATAACCTTATTCACATCAAGGTACATATCACTCTCCGGGACAGTTACCTTCACATTTTTTGCTGCCGGGGCGGCGGATTTTACTGCGTGGATGACATCCGCATGGACCAGCTCGTTCAGCGTCTGATCGGTCCGAATGGTGAATAGGTTTGTGATCGCTGTGGTTGCCTGAGCAACCGCATCTTCAGCGGAGGCCGTTGTGGAAATGGTAATTGTGACCGCCACATCCTGTGTGACCGTTTCTGAACTTTTCACCAAAACATCATCACAGGGGCCAATGATGTCAGCAATTGCCGAAACCACCGCCGCCAGAGTGGTTCCGGTAGCAGTCCCCGCTGTACCTGTTACAATCACATCAATTGTCCCCTGGCCACGGGGCAGCTGGTCTTCTACCCTCGCGCACAGCACGCCTTGAACACTTTCAGCTGCGTTCTGGTATGTCTCCGCAACAGGCCGCTGGGCCAAGTCCGCCCAGGAACGCAGTATCCGGGCGCGGAAGGATTCATCATCTTCAATATCGCTGCCCTCCAGCGTGAGCCAGCTCTTGCCATTTGTGATAGTATCAATTCCCGCAATATATGTGAGGGTCTCTGTAATCTGACCTTTGGGGACATTGTATCTGCTGCCCGCAATCTCAGCTTCCACGGGAACATCTACACTTAACACGCCTTTTTGCAGCACAGTTTCTTCAAGCACATAGTACCGAAGCTGTTCACCATTGATATCTTTTGAGGTTTTGAAGATATGCCCCAACGGTACCTTTACCGCTTCACCACCTTCCCCCCGTGACAGGGTGACCTTGCCTCGCGTCTTCTGTGCCTCTTTGCGCACTTTGGAGTAATCGCAGGCCTTCAGATCAAGCCATCCTCCTGTAGCGGAAGAGATGGTCATCTGGCTCAGCACGGTACGCAGCAGCTCAACCAGTTCTACTTTGATTCGCAGCAGGATCATCATGATCGTATAGAAAATGCCGCCGCTGTGATAATTTGTGATTGCAAAGCCCTCCTCCTGCAGCTCCGCGATCTTCTCCTCTCGCAGCTCCTCAATATCAGGGACTGGCAATATTTCATCCAGAATGGTTTCATCAATCACTGCTAACCACCTCCACACCTACAGCGTCAATTACCACATTAAGCTGCCGCATGTCACTCTCACCCTCAAACCGAAACGCGCAATAGAGGCGAAACATATCATCCCTGAAACTAACTGTGACGGTGATGCTTTCGGAAAGAATAACCCCCCGCCTGGAAAGCCCAACTCTGGCCCGTTGGGCAATTTCCATTTCGGTCAGGGCGCTGTCCTCCGCCTGAATAAAATCATAGAGGCTCCATCCAAACTCTGAATCATAAAAGAGATCTCCCTTTTGCGTAATCGCCTCCAGGAGAATATTCTGGTATAGGCAATCCAGGCCAGCGCAGAGGGGGGCATCACCGTCTGTGGCCTGTGTAATATTCCAATTTTCATCCAGCCGGATATCTGTGTCGTTTAAGCCTGTCACAGGGATACCTCCTCAATAATTACCGGGTTCAGTTCCCCGTATGCATAGGCTATGGCGAGAACTGCCCCCTGCTGGAAGCATTGCTTCGATTTAATTCCGGGCAGAGGGGGAACGGCTGCATCCGGATTCCCGAAGCGGTCAAGGACCTCTAATGTATATTCACACCAGGGATTTCCTGCTTCTGTGGATACCGCAGATACAGCAGCATATACAATGGACGGAATGGCCATATGCGGATATTCTTCCGAGAAAAGCTTTTTCACCACGCTTATAATCATTTCAGACAACATCGGTATCCCCCTAGAAAAAGATCGTAGTCCGCAGGAACCCGGCATCATTTGTGGTAAACATGATTTTAGATACTTCAAAAGTGCCGCTGAGCCGGGGATGTACTACGCTTATTTTGTGTGAATGCCTGACAAAGGGCACGGATGCCGTTTGCAATTCCCAGCGGCCATTGGTGCGGTTCAGTTGCAGGATATTCACGCCATACTCAAAAACATACACCTTTTTCTGCTCCGGCTGTGTACCCCAGTGGAAGGTGTCACCCGAGAAAAAGAAAGGAACGGAAATGCCCCACATGGCGTGAATGATCTTTATGGCGTTTAGCCCCGACATCTGGCGAATTGGTACAAGCCTGCGTTCCGGGTAGCCTTGTTTTGACAGGGAGAATGAGGAAATGCCAGCTTGTCTTAAAATATAGGTCAACAGCTCCTGTGGGGTTGTCGACAGGAACGTGTTATTAATTGTGACCGTGTCCAAAAGGATCATGGAATCTTTCAGCAGCACTGTATTTGCCGTATCGCCTAAATTATATGGTGCTGATATGTACCCGGTAAAAATATCGTTCAAAATGCCATCATAGCCTATTTTCACCGCCGCTGTTTCCTTGGCGGCTAAGGAAAGCACATCCTGAAACTGCTTTGTAAATGTAATCCGGCCCCAATCAAAATAAGAATTTTGGGATGAAACTACTTCAATTTCGACTCCTGAGTCAAATACATATTGTCCAAGCTCCACACGGATCTGCGGGGAATAAAGCTCTGTTATATCCATATATCCCTCACTATTTTAATTGAATAGGTTTCATCTGCCCTGTTGGCTTGGGGGGCTTTGCGCTATCTGTCGCTGGGGAAGAACCCCGATTGGTGCTGAGGTACCTTTGGTAACTTGCGGAAAGAGTGAATGAGCTGGATGTATTAGATGTATTACTTGTGGAATTGGACGGTTTTGTTGAGGTTGAAGAGCCGCTGCTTCTTGTTGTTTGAATTGTCTGCGGGACATACTCCCACAGCTCAATCGTCACGGGCAGCTGCCCTTTTTTGTTTTCCAACTTATGTGTTAGGGATTTAAACAAAACCTTATCAATGCCGTGGACGGCGGTATTCTCGCAGACAATAGAGATGGGTTGGGGAACACTCTGCCCGGAGGTGCGGAACAGCGCCCTAAGCGTAGCCAGCCGTTCGTATTTGGTGGCGGATTCCGTATCATCCAAAATCAGTTCTATATTAATCTT